TGTTACCTGTGGAGAAAGCTATCAGACGCCACGGCTTACCCCTAACACGTTCGTAGTTGCCGCCACCTGCCATCCGGTTCTTCTGCGTTCCTTCTGATAATTGGTACGCGTAGTCGGACGCTTGCTTACCGTGGATGTTGGTCATCTCATCCGTGTTTAACCCCAGATTGTGCATGACCTCGGCGCGGTTCATCCTAGAGTTTTCTGTATCTTTCTTGGTCAACGTCAGTGGACGTGGCTCCCCCCATATGGACGTGTTTGTATACATAGCTGTTGTTTTACCACCACCTGTCTCACCGAACAAATGCACACCTAGACTGTACAATCCAGTCAAGGGCATCAGGATCGTGCCGAAAGCTCCGCATATAGTGAACTGTTGTAGCTCCATGCCTTCTTGTGCGTAAAAATCGAGTAGCTCCCTACTACGCTCCCTAGAACCTTTTGGCCTAAACGCGTCTATCAACCCCGCAGTCTTACTTGACGGTGGGTTATATTCTGTACCCGCTGCCGTAATCAGTTGGTCACCTAACACAAACGCATCCATCGTATCTTCATCAACCCAACCGAACTGTTGGTGCGCTTCACTAGCGGTAGTTGTTTGCTGTAACTCGTTTATCCATGCTGCTGTGTAGGCCATTAGCTTGTCTACGTCCTTCCCGAATGTGGTTATGCCCTTCATGGACATGTGTTTGCGGAACTCTTCTCTTGATGTAATAGCTGATAGCGGGACTACAAACTCTCGAACCCCATCCCTTGGTAGGTGTAAAGCAAAAGCTATGACTTCCCCAAGCTCAACATCGTGCAGCCTGCGCGTTACATAGAAGTCGTTGTGGTACACACAAATTTCTTCGGGTTCATCATTTGAGTTCACAGTGCGTAGGTACACGCCCCCGTTCTGCCCCCTAAAATATGGTCTTGGCAGTGCGGGTATTGTGATCTGCTTCGTACTACCCCCATCTATTTCCTCTATAATATTGTCTTCTGGCGTAGCTTCTTTGATTTCTTTTGTGAGCACCGCGGGGGTTGTAATCTTACCCTTGTTTGGACAACCCTCGCACCCGTCAGGGTTCAGCCGTTCTATCGTGCTACAGAAGTGTGGACCGCCTGTATCTTCCATCTTCTTTAGTGTGCCTTGCACACTGTAATCTTCGTGTTGCGCAGACATTATGTGAGCCGCTTCTGCCCCGTCCTCGCACACGTTGGCTATTGATAACCCCGCTCGCCATAGGTCGTGCGACACGCTACCTTGATGTTTTATTATGTGTTTGATCTGGTTGCAGCCCGTACCGTTCTTGGTCTTCAGCAACAGACGCTTGAAGCTACCCTTATAGTTTTGGTACATCGCGTCTTTGAAAGCGCTGACCGCCGATGCCTCACGTTTCTTGGGTACTGGTATCGGATCATCGCCTAACAGCGTAGCAAACGTGTCAAAGTCCACAGTATCGAAGTCTTCTATCCCATAAAATTCTACAGGTAGTGGTTCCTCATACTTGTGGTTACGTGTGTTTGGTATGCGCAGAATACTAGCAGCGTCAGAAGTACGCGAGGGGTCGGCCTCAAAACCTTGATCCCTACATAACATCTTTAGACGTTCAGCTACAGGCCACCAATCTTCCCTGCACACAGGCTCGGACAATATCCAGTATACGTGTACGCCACGTCCTGAGTTCACAAGCGTGGGTGTGGGCAAGCCGTTATTTTCACAGAAGGTGCGTAGCGCGTCTATGGCTACTGCTTGAGATGGAAACTCTTTGTCGGGACCACAGTCTAAGTCTAAGTAGAAAGACTTCATCCACTGCACGTTGGTCGCTTCACGGGAACTGCTGTCAAAAAACGTTCCCATCGCAAAGAAGGCGTTCCACCCGTTGCTATCTAAGTCGCGTCCTGCCTGTAACAGGTCATCTACAGATGCGTGAAAGGTTTGCTGTACCCGCCCGTTCCTGTTGGCCCAAACGCAATATTCCCCTTCGTGCGCTAGAATTAGCTCCAAAAATCGTTTTGTTTTCATTACTACCACTCATACCATAAGAGTAACCACGGCTACCGTAGTAACCGTGGCGTTTTGTTTTAATCGTCGTCGTCGAACATGCTATCCACAATGTCGTTGAGATCACCGCTTGACGGAGAGTTTACCGCTGCTTTCTTTACAGTCTTCTTTACTGGCTCTTCGTCAAACCCATCATCGTCATCTGTGGTAGGCTTCATTTCCAACACGTTGTTTGACTTGGGCTTCTCTTTGAATGGGTTTGGGTCTTCTGCCACAAAACCACCATCCACTGTACCGAACGGGTTGGCACGTTCCATCGGAAGGTACTTAATAACCTGCACAGCGTTCAAACGTAGTGACACGCTTTGGTTTCCCCCAAAGTCATATGGCACCAACTTCACGGCGATGTTAACCGTACTGCCAGTGGTCAACTGGAAGTCTTCCGCTAACCCGCTACCCTGTGAATCGTACTGAGCAGGCTTATCGGTTGCCTGACCATTATACGCGCCCTTCAATGTGGCTTTGTGCGTATATGTACCGTTATCATCCTTTACGAATGGGTTAGATAATTTCTCCGCCCACTTGTCCTCGCGGTTTGCCATGTAGCTTGCGCTCATAGCCTTGAACAAAGCCTTCGCCGCAGCGCTATCCATACGAAACTGGATAGAAAATTCCGCGTTGGTGTCACGCGGACCGCAGGGCATACTGCGGTTAACCTTTTTATCAAACGCATAGGTTTGGTCTATGCGCGGCCATAGAGCTTCAACGCCCTCAATTATATATGTATCAGCCAATGTCGTTCTCCTTTTCTGACTATACGTCTACATCAGCATCGAAATCAAATTCTAGCTGTTCTTCTACAGGCTCATTGCGTATCTCGGCCTGTTCTTCTTCCTTGGCTTTGCCCGTTAAGGCTGCGGTCACAGAAGTCTTATTAAAACGGTATGTGTTACCGATCTTAATGTACGTGGACTTAGGGATATGCCCCTGTCGTACCCACGCACGGATAGTAGAAATGGACACTGCGAAATGCTTCGCCAAATCTTCTATTGGTACAAATGGTTCTGCCATTATTTTTTCCTTACTGATATAACATACTCGGTGTCTACGTTCATGCCTTTGGGCATAACGTCTGGGTTCTCCTCCAAAAACTGTTTGATGTTGGTCTGGTTCAGCCGCCTGTCTAGGAACTCAGGTACATCATGCTCCTTGATGAAGCCGTACATTTGTTCCCAATCACTGGTCCAATACTTGGTTTTGCTAGACCGAAAAAACAAACCTTCAGAGGTTCTAACGCTTTCGACTTTGTGGTTCTCACAGTAGTCTAGCAGCGCGTTCTTCAAGATTTCCTGTTGGCGTACCAACACTCCATCTTCTTCTTTGTACCGTGCAGATAGCTCCGCTCTTTTTGCCCGTATCTTTATATAGGCTTTGGTGAGCTTATCTGCAGGGATGTCGGACGTATCCTCCATATGCGTTCTCCTAGTTAACGAGAATTACACTTTAGTTATTAAATGTAGCCTAGTCAAGTAATTCTTTGTAAAGGTCGATCATTTTTGTGTGTACGTCTATTCTGTTATTCAATAGTGAATAAATACGCTTTTCCACGGCAGAACCTTGTAGCTGCACGACTGTACAACGATGCTTCTGACCTGACCTATGAACCCTAGCGTTAGCTTGAGCGTATGTTTCTAGCGAAGACGTTGGCCCCCACCACACCACAGTATTGGCTGCTGTTAACGTAACACCATGTGCTGCCGACTGCGGCTGGATGACTAGCACCCTTGGATCGGGGGTGTTCTGGAACCGTTTAAAGATGTCGGTTCGCTTGGCTACGGGCACGTCCCCTCGTATTACTTCCGTAGATATACCGTCATTACGCAACTTATCTGTTAGTATGTCAATGGTGTGTTTGAACGGTACGAACACCAATACCTTTTGGCTGCTCTCATCCACGACTTCTTTCAGCACCTTATATCTATGCTTGATGTCAAACTCTAACGTATCACCTTCGTCGGTGTAGACCGCCCCTGCAGATATTTGCAGTAGCTTGTTCATAATGATCGCCGCGTTCATAGCGGTTACCTCATCGTCACCCACAGTCATGGTCATGCTTTTCTTGAGCGTGTTGTAGTATTTCTTCTGCTGTCGCGTCAGTTCAACATGGCGGTTCGTATATGTCATGTCAGGTAGATCAAGACATTCTTCTTTGGTGAACCGTATGGCAGGTTGTAGAATGTTAAACACTAGATCCGATGCGGTAGGTTTGACCACCCACCTAAACTGCGTAACCTTTGTCATAACCATATCACGGAAAGACCCAAAGAACCTCGGCACAGATTGCGGGTCAATAAGTTTGGCTAGACCGTACGCATCTAACGGCGACTGCGCGGCAGGTGTACCTGTCATCATCCAAAGCCAAGTATCGTCACCCACTAACTTGTTCAACACCTTCCACCGTTTGGACTGCGCGTTCTTGTAGTGCGTAGCCTCGTCTACAATGACCAGATCAAACCCACCGTTGGCGATGTCGTCCGCTACAATCTCAACACCGTCATAATTTATTACGACAAATTCAGAACCCTGCTGGATTATCTCGCGGCGTTTCTTCGACGCGCCATGCGCTATCGACACACTGCGGTGTGGCGCAAAGGTAAACAAGTCTTCGCGCCATGCGCTATCCATAATCGACAGGGGGCAGATGACCAAAACACGTTTGACCTTGCCCTGTTTCATTAGGTAGTCCGCTGCCCAAATAGCCGAGGCAGTCTTACCTGTACCTTGCTCGTTAAAACAAAACGCTTTTGGGTTCATGGTCAGGAAGGCCGCTGTCTTCTTCTGATGGTCGAACGGTGCGTGTTTGCCTGTCCATGTGTACCTACCGTTGATGGGTGATGGCACGTTTATGTTCAACTTACGCAGAGTATGCGCTTCGTCTATACCCCACTTGACCAAGACTTCATGGTCCTGCACTGGTCTGCTTTTTGGTATCGTTTCAGTGACACGTTTTGGGTTGCGCAGCTTGAGTAGCAGCGCCTTACCATCCACTATTCGCATGTGTTCTCCTTTCGGGCAACTGCCCGAATTATTTTTTCTTCTTGTAGTTCCGTGCGCGGTTCTTGCTCCGGCTTTCGATTGTCACACCGTCTTTATTAGAACCACCTTTTGACAAGGCTTTCTTGTGACTGATATCTTTGCCTTCGCGTTTATCAGCTTTACCGTTCTTGTTTTTATCCACACCGTTCTTGTCCATAGCACGACGAGCACGTTGGCGTTCCATCCGAGCTTCAAACGGTTTGCTACCGACAGGTTTGTTCTTTTGTTTGGGGCGGTCTTTGGGGTTTTTATATGGCATCAGTTGGCTCCGTTATGGACACATTCAATGATAGGACAGTAGCGTCTGCATAACCCATTAGGTCGTGCGTTCCACATGTCTTCTTTTGCTGCGGTTTCCATCTGCCCATACTTACCGAGCCACTTCTCCCACAGCTTAGACTTATCATACTCCATGTAGGTGTCTTTTACCAAGTCATTACATACAACAAATAACAATGCTGCACGTACCTTTTTGACCTGTGGGTAACGTGCCATGAGCGCGAGAGCCATTAACTCTAGCTGTCCTTTGTCTGCGTACTTGGCGGATTTGCCTGTCTTGTAGTCCACAACAGTGGCTACTTCATCGTCTAGTATTACTAGGTCAGCAATACCACGAAACCAAACGTCAGAAGCGTAGAAGTCACAAGCCTCTAGGTTCTCCGTCAAGCCCATCTTTATCTCGCACAGCTTTTCACCCTGCCTGTCCTTCAAAGATGTTAGGGCTTTCTTCGCATAGCTGAACTTCGCGGGCACGGGTGTGCCTTTACCAATAAAGTCTTCGGCCATCTTATGGAACTCGTTACCGTACAATATGGCCTCGGTCTGCACGAACGGCACCTCTTTCAAGATGTGTTTGTGGTAATACTGCTTCGGGCATTGCTCAAAGTCTTTGATCTTACTGAAGGACCACGGCCATACTTTTGTCACTCACATTCTCCATATGATTTGCCTGTTCCGCTTTCACATGTGATCGGTAGTCCATCAGCCCACTTAGGTGTTTGGCTCATACATTCTTCGACATATGCTTGCGCTTCATCCAACTCCTCGTCGGTTACACAGGCCACAATACTGTCATGTACAGTTAGCACAACTTTGTATCTCTTGGCAATAAGTAACATTTGATGTCCTATGATACAACGTGCAATAGCTTGGCACACGTTCTCCACCACCTTACCGCCGTATATGCGCTTTGCGCCTCTGCGTGTTTTGTATGTGTACTCGGGGCCACGTTCACCCTGCTCTGCGACTAACCCATGATAGAACATAGGTAGGCCAGAAGGTAAAATTATTGAGCTGGTAGATGCGTCCACTTTTAACACGCCTTCACGCCCAAAGTTTAGACTATCCCCACGCTGCATGTGCTGCACCATGTTGTTCGCGGCTCGCCACAAGGAACTGATTGCGCCGTTGGCATCGCGGTATACTTGTATGATGCGCCGTGCTTCTTCCAACTCTATGTAGACGCCCATGCCCTGTAGCTGTGCTTGGAACTTGACTGCACCCATACCGTAACCTGCGCCAAGAATGGTAGTCTTACCCACAAACCTCTGGTCTTTGCTTACCCCATCTACTGGCACGTTATAGATACTGGACGCCATATACTTATAAACGTCCTCGCCATCCGCGAACTGTTTGGTCAAATCATTTTGCCCTGCAAGCCACGCCAATACACGCGCTTCGATCTGGGAACTGTCGCAGTCTATCAGAGAATGTCCTTCGGGTGCGATAAGGCTTTGCTTTAGCTTCTTACCGTTTGGTCCACGGCTCGGTAGGTTTTGCAGGTTGATCTTATCATCGCCACCCCACCGTCCAGTATGCGCAGCGTAATATCTTACAGGAACGGGCAGAAGCCCACGGTCTGAAATGTCGATAAACCTTTGGGTACGTGTTTCTTCTAACGTAGACTTACTACCAAGACGTGCCGCTACTAACGACTGCACACGATCATCCTCATGTTCTAACAAATGTTTGAACGCTTCGTCATTCTTGGCAAACGCGAATGTTTCTTTGCCCGTGGTCAGGCTCGTCTTCATCGGGGGCTTGACCCCAAACCCTTTCAGCAACTCCGCGAACTTCGGGTTGGACATAAGGTCTTTCTTATCTTCTACCCCCGCATCAGATAGCAGTTTGGTCTTGCGATCTTTCACATCTTGAAGGTGCGACTGCAACAACTCACGATCTAAATCCAAGGTAGGTTCGGTAAACATACGCAGGGTAGCGTCTATCAAACGTAGTTCCTGCTTAGGGAACTGTCGGGCCATCCTGCTAAAAAGTTTATAGGTGAGGTCTACATCATTGATGCAGTAGTCGCCGTACTCCGCTAAATCTACGGGTCCAAAATCTCCACGCCGTTTGCCGAGTGCACGTACGACCTCCGTCCCTTTAATGCCGAGATTGTATCTTTCAGATAACGCCGCGAGACTTGCGCGAGCTTCAGTCCCATGTAAAGCACGGGCGATACACAAAGTATCGGTATACATCCGAGGACAAATACCAAAACGCCAATTAAGAATGGCACCATCAAACATAGTATTATGGCAAAGTACCATAGCTTCTTCCCAGTGGAAGGCTTCAAGGTATCGTTTAAGTTGTTCATGCGTTCCACTAGCCCACTCCGTTTCCCCATCATTTACTTTGACAGCCACGCCGATCACCTCAAAACGAGGATCACGGACGTAGGCTTCTGTTGTTAACTTAGACAGAGAATAATCCCTGTCGTAATAGGTTTCAAAATCTACCGTAATAAGGTCCATCAGACCTTACCCACTATCTCGCCACCACATGCCATGTAACCACATGCGTCTACCCAGTTGTCTGGATGTGACGGGTTCGACTTTATACGCGCAGCTTTCAACAGCGTCATCATCACAGCTACATCTGTGGCGCTTACGTCCACACCTAGATGCACCGACCAATACTTGCCTATGGTGCTGAAGTTATCTTCCATGTTGCCATGGTCAGCCGCACGATCTTTGGTCACATATTCTTTGGCGGTATCTAGCACCTGCCCACGCGTAACCCTACGTGCTTCCTTTTCAAACACTTCGTCTGGTGTGCCGATCTTCTTTAGAAGTCTATGAACGTACCCATAAGACGTGTTAGTTGCGTCTGCGATTTCCCTAGCTTTCGCTGTAGGGTTTTCTACCTTGTACGCCCATATCCTATCCGCGTACGGTGATCCTTTCTTAGCCATGCCGTTCTCCTATCTTGGCAAATCGTATTTATTTTTTAATGTTGACGCCCATTTTCGGCTTATGCCCATTATTTCTGCGGCGTCTCCCAACGTCATTTTACGCTGCAACATGCGGTTCAGCACTTCAGCGTCCTTCGTCAATTTTAATTTGTTTTCTCCTTTCTTGGGTCTGCCACCTTTAGCACCGTTCTCTCTATTCACGGTGTTGTTTATGTACCGAGTGTTGTATACCAACCGTGGATTTTCTTTCCTGTCTTTTTTGACCTGTTGCTCCCACGCCTGTCGATACAACTCCTCGTATTTTATACGCTCGTATTCATTCATATTTTTATACCGTGGTCACGCAGCGTTTTGACATAGTTATCAAGCTCCTCACGCGCAGCCCAAAGTTCCTGTTTTACGCGGGGCCGCGCGTCCGCACGGTGCTGTTCATCCTGTAAGTTATCAACCTGTCGCTTCAACCATTTTAGGTTTGCTTCTTGAAACGTAGATAGCTGCTCGTCACCCATAGGTTCCTCCATTGTTAAAGTGGTGCCCTGTGTGGTGCACAGGGGCTAACCATGACGCGGTTTCTTCGGTACGATCACAACACTACAAGAAAGGTATGGAGGGTGCTGCTCGTACTGCTGTGGTTTTCGCGGGACAATATCCATAAACCCGCAACCCACTCACAGCTTGGGTTATTAACTCTTAACATCCTTCAGTATACGGGCAGCTAGGTCCATGTTGGTTTCGTTGATAACCAAAGCCACGCCCCCTGCTCCCAGTATTTCCTTCAGGTTTTTTTCTTGCAGCGGTGTAGGTTTATTCTTACCCGCTTTACATTCAATACCTATAAATTTACCGCCAAGACACGCTATGATGTCGGGTACACCACTACGCCCGTAACCACCTGTTACAGGGTAAAAGTAGTACGCACCTGCTTCTTTCAGCATAGCCACCACTTTCTTTTTAACTTTTGCTTCGGGTGTCATTGTCGTTCTCCATTGATACCAGTAGCGAGGAGCCGTGACCCCTCGCCGTTTCGGGCAGTTGCCCGAATTTATTTGTAGACCCAATAAGTATATGGCCCTAGTCTACTACCCACTCCATCCACATCGGTAAGAGGAGGTGGTACGTCCAACATCATAAGCACAGACAATCTGTACTGCACCCATGGCGGTAGATCGTCTACAGACATATAATAGCCTTTTAAGTCTGCGTCAACACAATTCATACCTATACATGCCACTTGGACAGTTTTGGTGGTATGGTGTATCTGTATGTTGTAAGTGATGTCATTGGTTGGTGTCACAGTGTAACACCTCACACGTAGAGGTAAAACGTATGGGCATTTACTTTGTATCCCACACCCTCTACGAAGTGACCATCCTCACACATACTCATAGCAGCGCACTTGTGTTGCATATCTTCCGACAGTTCGTCTGGTTCGTAAGACCGCGCCATCTCTATTTCGGGATGGTAACTTCTAGTCACATCTTTGATACGCGCAAAGTTAACCACTTGTTTACCCCATCGCTCGGCAATGTTCACAAAGTCCATAGGCACAGCCCGATCTCTGAACCTGTTGGCTTCTTCCTGTTGCTCAAACATAGTATGCACGGCAGCATTAAGTTCTTTGTCGATAAACGTATGACCAGACTACACCATAGTTCGTAGCTCGGCCATAAGTCGATCTGCGGCTTTCTTGTCCGAACCGTAGCCGCGTGTGTTTATCCCCACAGCTTGTATGGCTTCGTCGTAATCGTTCCGCACAGTGTTCTTGAACTTGTTTACCTCTTTCGTAACACCGCCTACCAAAGCGATAGCGCACTCACCAACAGTATAAGATACAAGATGTCTCTTAGCATGTTTCACGGCGGTATCCATGTGGATCGCCATACGCATGTTGTGTTGGTTTCCACTGCTACAATACTTCATATTCTCAATACCACGCGCACATACTATAAACTTGTTACCCCCGTGCACACTGGTTGCAAAGTCGCCGTACCCGATGTAACCCATAGTCATCAGGTCATCCTCGCGGTACACATGTACTGTCTTGTCACAGCGCGGTATGGTCTTTACGCGTAGCGTTTTCTCTATTGCACGGACGAACTCGTACAGTTGAGGTTTCACATATTTACCTTGTTCGTGCGGTACGCCTTCGCGCATACGTGTATATTCATCCGCATATTCTTTGGCGGCGTCCACTGTTGTATGACTTATAGACATTTTTTATCCTCTCACTTGTTTTGTAAAACCACAGACTTTGTTGATCTTACGGTTGAATTGCGCTTTGACAGTCTTCACATGATCCGCATCACTGTCAAACGTGTGACGCAGATGGTAGTCAGTCTCACCCATGATCCCGTACATCAGGTGCAGACGTAACCCGTGGTCAGGGTCATTTATTATCTTACGTGTAACTTCTGGGTGACCACCAAAACTACCGAGTACACCCCATCCGTAACCACCTAATTCGCTACGTATTTCCTCACGGATACGATTGTTATACTCGTAGTCGTTGGTAGGTAACAAAGGATACATGGTGAACGCCCACTCGCG